ATTCACATAAAACCATGAGGAACAACCATGGCAAACCTAGAGTTTGACAATAAGTCTTTGCAAAACGTCATGTCTAGCATCGACGAAGCTGCTAAGCTTAAGCTTTCCCAGTTGTTGGAGAGGATCAGGAAAGGGAATGATTCGGCATTGGAGACACCCATAACTAAGGTAACATCTTCAAAGGACATTCTTGCTCGTTGGGATGAGATCTACAACAAGCATACTGATCGGCTTGATGGTAAACTTATGGAATTAGAAGAGCTGAATCGGGAGAAGTACGGTCCGCGTTCAATTGCGGCTCCTTGGTCTCAAAGGAAAGATGGGGTCTTGGAATACTTCAACAAAACCAGCATTGAATTCACTTGCGATGGTGATGAACATGCTAACCTCCGTCCGATCAGCTTCGGTACCGCTCTTTCTGCAATGAAGAATAGTACATCTTCAGGCTTACCGAAGTTAGTCAAGAAAGGTATTGCGAAGCTCTCTGCCTATAAGCGTTACGGTAAAGATGTCTTCTCTTGGCCATGTGTTATGTACACCAGAACGCAGGAAGGTGGTAAAACACGTTTAGTGTGGGGTTACCCAATGGCTGACTCTATACACGAAATGATGTACTTCTATCCTCTCCTGAGGTACCGACAAAATTTCACTCCATGGCGATCCGCGTTAAACGGGCCTGATGCCACAGCTCGTAAAATAACGGAATTGTACCATTCCAAAGGATCGGACCACGTCTTCGTGTCGCAGGATTTCTCCGCCTTCGATTCATCTATAAGTAGTGAGCTTCAAAACCGTGCTTTCGGCATGATCGCCGCATTATTCCAAGGGAAGTTCCGGGAAGATATCGTCAGTATCGCTGAGACGTTCAATCAAATTGGACTGATCACACCGGACGGAATTCTAAGTGGGCCCCATGGCGTGCCAAGTGGAAGCACCTTTACTAACGAGGTCGACTCAAATGCGCAGTATCTCATATTGGCTGATGCAGGCATTAAAGCGGCTAACCTTGATATTCAAGGCGATGACGGCGCTTACGTATTGCCTAAGTCGATGGTTGGCGAAGTTAATGAGAGATTTAGGGAAGCAGGACTAACGGTCAATGAAGATAAGAGTTATATCAGTGACTCCTACTTCGTGTACTTACAGAACTACTACTCGAAATCTTACGAACAGAATGGTATTCTTTCCCCAATTTACCCTGTCTACCGCGCCTTAAATAGACTGGTACATTTGGAGCGATGGGTTGACTTTGAAGAGTACGAAATTCCGGGTAGTGACTACTTCGCGCTGAGAGCGATCACTATCCTCGAGAATTGTCGTTGGCACCCTCTCTTTAAGGAGTTAGTCACCTTCGTGCACGGCATCGATAAATACGGTCTCGCATTCCGCAGAAAGAGTCTCAATGCGTATAAGCAAATGGTTAATGAGACATCTGGCGGCGTCGGGTCTATGATCCATCAGTATGGGGACAATTTGGAAGGGCTAGGCAGCTTCGAAACCGTAAAGCTACTTCAGGAGCTGAACCATTAGCGACATAGACATAAGGCTAC